CTGGAAGCCCTTCTCCTTCCCGAGGAGTCGCGCGGACCGGCGCAGGCGGGACGTGGCCCGGTCCGGGGCCGCGCTCGCTCGGCGCTTGAGCACGGACCAGATGCCAGAGTGCGCGGCCGCCAGCCAGCGCGCCATGCGCTCCTCGTCCAGGCGGGACGCGATCGCGTGCACGCACGCCTGCCACGAGTCCCCGCGGCTCGCGCAGTCAAGGGTCGCGCGCAGGGCGAGGAGGGCGGACACGCGCACGGGCACGGTCAGGACCAGGGCGTGCACCTCGGGCCGGTTGGACGCGCGCCGGCGCCCGTTCTCCTTCACCCACGCCTCCGTGGCCTCCACCACGCGCGTCATTGCCGCGCGCACGAGGCCGTGCCCGGCGGGGGTCAGCGATTCCCGCCCCAGGGCGCGAGTGCGGGAGGCGGAGGCGCGCCGGCGCTCGCGCCCCCGCTCGCTCATTTCATTCTCGAGCGCGATTTCACGGTCAGTGAAAGTCATGGTTCTCCTGAAAATGGTGGGGGAGGCCGGCGTCACTCCGGCGTTTGGGTTTCCATCACCTCCTTCGAGTTCGCTCCCGGGAGCTCGCTCGGGTGTGGCTACTCCCCCATGTTCTAGTCCCCTCGCGCTGCTCGGGCCTTCGGGAGGAGTTGGGCGGGGTCCGTGCCCTCGAGCAGCCCAAACACGTCCACCCGCGGGTCGGTCGGGGCCTGGTCGGTGGCGGCGGAGTACCAATTCAGAAGGTCCACGCCCGCGCCCTCGGCCGTCGCGCGGATGGTCCGGTACAGGTCCCCCATCCACTCGGTCCGCTGCGCCTCGAGCGCGGCTCGGCGCCACGGGTGCGCGCCGGCGATCAGGGACTGGCCGGCCTCGTAGCAGGCGAAGTAGGGGACGCCGTGCGCTTGCCGAATCTGGTCGTGCTGGTACAGCGGGCCACGCACCGTGGCGTCGTCCGCGATCTCCCCCAACCGCGCGAAGCAGCTCGCCCGAAGCTCGTCCTGCGTGGGCACGGCGCCCGTCGCCTCCCACTCCTCCTTGTGCGCCTTCAGGGGCGTGACGTACAGCGCGGGCCCGGCGAGGTCCGGCGTGACGCCGAGGTCCGCGAGCGAGGACAGGATGCGGTCGAGATGGCTCGGGACGGTCAGTTGCCCGCCCACGAACAGGTAGTAGGGGCGCGCGCCGAGCGGGCCCGGCGGCCCGAACACGCGGTCCGCGACGCGCTTGAGGGCGGCGATCTCGCGCGTAGCCGCGAGCTGCCAGTTGGGGCGCGTGGCCATCGGCTCGCGCAGCGTATCCAGCCACCCCTTCACCGCGAACCCGTCGTTCCACAGCTCGTTCCCGTACTCGAGGATCGGCGGGCGCGTGGCGGTGTCGCGGATCGCGACGAGGAACTCTTCCAGCCGGCGCTCGTACTCCGTCACCGACAGCTCGAAGCGCGGCGGCGCGCACCACCACAGGTGGCACCCGAGGGCGTTCGCGGCCTGGGCCTGGAGCTCAACGGCCATCCCGCGGTCGGTGCCCTGGAGCACGTCCCCCGGCAACACGCGCGGGAGCGTCCAGTCCGGGCGCTTGTTCGTCATCTGCCAGTCAAGGGTACGCAGGACGGCGGGGCGGAGCGCTGCAAGGGCCAGGAGCGATGGCGTATGGAACGTCAACGGGTGAGAGGGAGTCGTCACGACTTGGTCGGCCCAGTCGTCGGTCGCAGCGTAGCGCGCGGCCGTCAGCAGCCCCGAGGGCCGTCGCGTCAGCTTGCAGCTCCCCGTGAGCGACGCCGCGAACTTCGCCGTCGTGTGCTCCATCAGCTTCACCGACCCGTCCGCCTCCACGCGCTTCGCGCGCCGGACCAGGTTCGCGAACAGGGGGAGCGGGGAGTTGTATACGAACGAGGGGTTGAGGCCGTAGAAGGTCACAGCTGCTCCTCCGCCTCGATCTGCCGCAGCAGGTCCACCCCGGGCGACCCCGTCAGCTCGTACGCCTCCTCGGCGCAGCGCGCGGCGATGGTCAGGATGCGATCTCGTTCGGCGGCGTAGGCGGCGTAGGCGGCGGCGTCGGCGGCGTCGGCGGCGGCGTCGGCGGCGGCGTAGGCGGCGTGGGCGGCGGCGTAGGCGGCGTAGGCGGCGGCGTAGGCGGCGTAGGCGGCGTAGGCGGCGTAGGCGGCGTAGTCGGCGGCGTAGTCGGCGGCGTAGTCGGCGGCGACCTTGGCTGCTCTAGCGCTGGCCTCCGTGCCCTCGGCGCGGCAGCGGTTCGCGGCGGCGGTCAGGGCCTCGGCGTGCGAGGGCGTCGCTCTAGCGACCGCCAGCAGCGCCTCGGGAACCACGCGGCGGATCGTGAGCTCCGCGAGCGCGCGGAGCCAATGGCCGCGGGCGAGTCCGTTAGTCCCGAGCTGCATGACGGCCACGCGCCGGAGACCCACGGCGCGCGCCGTGGGAGTGCTCCAGCTCGCGTCGTTCAGGTGAATCTTGAAGGCGCGGTCCGGCGCGGCCACGCAGGGCGGGCGGTCCCCGTGCGGGAGCCCGAGCGCGAGGCACACGGCGGCCTCGACGCACAACTCGCCCGGGACGGGCCGGCCTTGCCCACGAACCAGGCCATGGTCCACGATGGACAGGATCTTCCTCGCCACGGTCGCGTTCAGTTCGGTCATTGGTGTTCCTGGAGGAGTCGAACGGCGTTCTGGAGTCCGGCTTCGTCCACGTGGACGTACCGGAGTGTACTTCGGTGGTCCCGGTGCCCGAGCCACGCGCTCACCACTGGCAATGATACCCCGGCCCGGACGAGGCGGCTGGCGGCCGTGTGCCGGAGCGTGTGCACGACGACCTGCGCGTCGCCGCGCGTGGTCGCCACGGCCTCGCGCGCGGCCCTGAACACGTGGTTCAGGGTGGATTGGGAGAGGCCGTGCCAGGGACCCGTGTGTTGGGTCAGTCGCGTTCGCGCGGCCTGGACGGCCTCTTCCGTGAGGGGGACCGTTCGGCCCTCCCCGTTCTTGCTCGTGCGGACCCGGGCGAGGGCGCGGCCCTCGAGCTCCAGGTCGGCCCACGTCAAGGCGAGCGCCTCGCCCACGCGCACCCCGGTCTCGGCCAGGAAGCGCACCAGGGCGGCTATCGCCGGCCCGTGGCGGTGCGGGAGGCAGGCCTGGGCGAGCTGTGACACCTCGTCCGCCGTGAGCCAGCGGGTCCGGCCCTTGGGCTCCCGCTGCCACGGAACGGCGGGGGCGGCGGCCCCATAGGCCTCGCTCATCACCGCGGACAGGCTCGAGAGGTGCCGATTGCAGCTGGCCGGGCCCAGGCCGGCCGCGGCCATGTCCCGGACCATGGCGCGCAGGAGGGCGGCGGTGGGGCGGCGCCCCTTCAGCCACGCCAGGCACCGCTGGGCGCGCGCGGCCGCCTCGCCCCCGGTCGCCTGGCCCGCCCAGCGCGCCGAGACCACGTCCTTGAGTGCCTGGTCGAGCTGGGTCACGAAGTCGTCTCCTTGCCAGAAACGGAGGCATTGGCGGGGTCGCCAGGGCCGTTCGTGCGCAGGAGTTCGCGGACCTCCTGGACCAGCGCGGCTAGGTCCCGGAGCGCGCGCCCGGCGGCGCCCCTCTGGACCTCCACCAGGCCGGCCATGACCGCGATGCGCGCGGCCCCCTCCGGGTTCACGGCGTGCCCCAGGAGGGCCCGGCGCTTGCCCCGGCGGACGAAGACCTGCCAGTGCTCGGACCAGCCCTCGTCCCCGGCCTGGGCCGTGACGAGCTCGAGCTCGATGGGCCCGAGCTGGATCACTTCGCCCCCCGCAGCCGGTCCGCCAGGTGCCCGCCCGCGGCGGCGCTCTCGGCGATGGCCTCGTTCAGGGCATCCCGCGGGGCGCCAGCGCGGCTACCGAGCACGCGCCACTCCACCCCGAGGGCCCGGCCCAGTAGCTTGCGCAGTTGGCGGCGCGCGGACCGGCCCAGCTCCGGTTCCCTGGAGAGTCGGGCCAGTCTCGCGCGCCAGTGCTTGTGTCCGCTCGCCATGGTGGAATCATACCCTACCAGCGCGGCTACGTCCAGCGCGGCTACGGGAATCGGGGGCGGGGAGGGCGGGGCCCACGTCGGCCGCGCCCGTGTCCGGAGTCGCCCCTCGGGAGAGGACCCTCGCGATCGCGAGCTCCGCCCGACGGCACCGCGCTCGCGCCCTACGTCGCCGGCGCTCGATGCGCGCCATCGCGGGAGTTCCGCCGGGAGCGCTCTCGCCCTCGGCCGCGAGGATCGCGGCGAACGCGACGGCTTGGATGGCCCACAAGCGGGCGAGTCGGCGGAGGTCGGACATGCCGGAACCTTACCCGGGCGACGGGCGCGAGGTCGGGACAATCTCGGATCCCCACGGGATCACGCCGTCCCGGAGCGCGACCCACAGCACCGCTTGGAAGGTGGACGGGCGGAGGGCGACGGTGCGCGCGCCCGCGAGGTACGCGCCCTCGATCGCCCGATACCACCGAGCTCCCCCGCTCTCCGGCATGCCGGCCGCGCGCGCGGCCCACCGGTCCACCGTCACGCACGAGTCGTCTCCCGCGAGGTTCCGGGCGAACCGTGACACCTTGGGCCCGGAGGGCGCGCCGTGGCCGTCCAGGATCGCGCGAGCGGCGCGCACGTTACGGGAGTAGGTCGGCATGGGCGGGAGCTCGGCCCCGTCCCGGTGCGCGCGCAGGAAGGCCGGGAGCCTCACCACGACGTCGTCCCATCGGCCGGCGGGCGAGAGCGCGGCCGCGGCATCCGTCGCCCGTCGCCCGTCGATCCCGAGCTCGGCCGCCATCGCCCGGATGCGCTCGCCCTCCGCGAGGTACCACGGGCGCGCGCGGAGGAGAGCGGGGCGGAGGGACACGGCGCGACGGTAGCGCGCGACGAGGAGTGCGGCAACGGGTTCCATGGGCGAAGTGTACCTCGGCCGCCAAAGGAAAGGGCCCGGCCACCCCTGGAAGGATGCCGGGCCCGGGCGGGCGCGAAAGGGAGAGCGCTACCGCCCCGAGAGCGCGAGCGCGCGACGGAACGCGCGCGTGACGATGCCGGACACGGCGCCGGAGAGACGGCTCTCCACGGCATCCTGACGGCCCTTTCGGACATGATGGGCCCAATGGCTCACGGCTTGGAACGATCGCCACGCGGATCCCTCGGGCGCCGGGCGCTGGAAGGGATGGGAGTCGAGCGCGACGAGGTCCGACGCGAGCTCCGCGGCGCGCGCCCGGTGGGTCGGATGCGCGATCGTGTCCGGGCGCCCGTCCGGGCCGAGGAACTCCACGCGCGCGCCGTGACCTTGACCGATGCCGGACACGGAGAGGGCCCCGACCGGGATCCCGACGATGTCCTCCACGGTGCGGGCGAGGTACACGGCACGCGTGTCCATGGCCCAACGCGTATCGGCGAGTTCCTGACTCTCGGTCCGCTGCACGGACACGAGGGCCTCGGCCGATTCGAGTGCCGCGGACGCGTGACGGATGCGCTCCGCGAGCCCGGACGTGTGCAGGAGCCGAACCGTCGCCCCCCGCGCCTCGGCCGCGCGGAGCGTGTTCGCGCAAACGACCCGGACGTCCGTCGGAAGGAACGAGAGCGCGCGCGACCCGTCGTGACCGTTCACGGCCAGCAGGTACTGGCGCTGGACGTCGCCGTTGCCGACGGCGAACGAACCTTGACGCAAGAGCGCGAACACGACGCGCCCTCCCCGGAGGGAACCCATCGTCTCCACCGGGCGCTTGAGCGCTTGCAAGAGCTCGGCGAGGTCCGCATTCTGGACCGGGCGGAACCCGTCCGACACGATGCCGAGCACGCCGCCCGTGTCCTCGCGCACGATCGCCCGATGGTCCGGAGCGTTCAGGTATAACGGCTGGCCGTCGCCCGGGCCACCTTGTACGCTCGTGACGGCCATTACGGGCGTCGCCCGCACTGTCCAATCGAGCTTCGCGACCTTGAGTGCCTCGTTCGGCGTGACGTCGCCCTCCGGGAGCACCGTCCCGAGCCCGTGCCATGCCGGCTTCCCGACGAGCGCGAGCCCGTCCGTGTCCGTGATCTCGTGAGCCATGATCGAATCCCTTTCGTGAGTGTGGCGCCCGTGCTCGTCAGCACGGCCGAGGGCGCCGGTCGGTACCGTGGACGGGCTCGCGCCCGTTTCGCGTTCAGCGGTGGAGGATGACGGCCACGCTCCCGTCGATGAGCGGAACGAGGTCCGCGCGGAGGGCGAACCGGTGCGTGGGCGGAGGGAGCGGGTCGGAGACGTCCGGCACCGTCGGGCCCTTCACGGCCGATCCGCAGGACACGGCCAGGAGCGCGGCGCCGAGGGCGAGGAGCCGGGCGCGGAGGGTCCGGAGCCGATCCGGCGACGGGAGCAAGCGCGGGCGCCCCGCGCGCCCCGGGAGGTCGTGCCGGGCGTGCTCGCGCCCGTACTCGCGGGCGAGCTCGCGCTCACTCGCTTCCAGGTTCAAGCGTTCGATCGTCTCAAGACTATGCATCGTCGTGCCCTTTCGTGTCGGTTCGGTTCGCGGACCCGGAGTGTATCGGCTCGATGGTCCAGAGAACCGTATCCTGTCCGTGCGCCTCGCGCAAGCGCTCCGCGATCGCGCGCGCGCTCTCCTCGCTGTAGTCTCCGAGGAGCTCGATCACGAGGGACGGCTCGAGCGCCCCCTTCCAGAGCCCGACGGAAGGCGTGACGGTCGCGCCAGCGACGTGCAGCTCCGCCAGGAGGTCCGCGACGTGGTCGATGCGCCGGAGCGTGACGGTCCACCCCACGGCCATGCGATCGTCGCGCACGTTGCCCGAGAGAGGGCGCGTGCCGAGGTAGAAGCGGGCGCGGATCACTGGCGCGCCCCCTTCCGCTCGGCCGCCGTTCGCTGGCGCACGTGCTCGCGCCATGCGGCGCGCGCCTGGGCGAGGGCGAGGTCACGGTGCGAGTCGGCTTCGGGCCCGTGCTCGCGCGACATGCGGGCCCGCTCGGCCAACGTCCAACGCGCGAGCGCGTGCTGTTCGCACCCGAACCGGAAGAAGGGCGCGCCGTCCACGGTTTCGAGGGTCCAGCCGTAGTGCCCACGACCGGAGACGATGAGGGTAGCATGCGCGCCCACGCTGGCGTGCTCGCCCACGCTGGCGCGCTCGCCCACGCTGGCGTACTCGCCCACGCTGGCGCGCTCGCCCACGCTGGCGCCCTCGCCCACGCTGGCGCCCTCGCCCACGCTGGCGTACTCGCCCACGCTGGCGCGCTCGCCCACGCTGGCGCCCTCGCCCACGCTGGCGCCCTTGCCCACGCTGGCGCCCTTGCCCACGCTGGCCGTCGGATGCACACTCGCACTCGGATGGATCATTTCTTTCCCTTTCGTGTCAACGCTTCCAGGATGAGGCACGCGAGGGCGAGGATCGCCACGACGGCGCCCACGACGCTCGCACCTTGCTCTCTTTCGTTCATGCTCCGGAGCATACCACGCGGGTTGCCAAAGTGCAAGACAAACACGCGAACAATAGCGCGCATTGTGCATCGTCGCCCGCATTGTGCACCGCGACCGATGTCGGCATCGGTCACAAGCGCTTGTCGGTACTGGAGTTGAAACGCAAAACGCCACGCCGAGGTCGATCGGCATGGCGTTCGCATCGCGCGCGTGGGCGCGATATCGCGCGGGCGGGCGCGGGATTAGGACGCGCGCGGGCGCGCGAGGGGCACGGGGGGGATCTGGCGCGGCTGCGAGTGCGTATACCCGCTCGTGAACCTGCGCCGCGAAAACGTCCCGTTAGGGCGGCGTAAGGGCGGCCCGCACGATCGCCGCCGCCACCGGTCGCCCCATGAGCTCCAGCAGGCCCGCGATCCGCTCGAGGTCGTACGCCTCCACTCGCACCTGCCCCAACCACTTCCCGTCCGGCGCCTTCAGGTCCAGGACGATCACGCCCTCACCTGCAGTTCCTCCCCGTCCGCCAGCTCGAGCGTCAGGCGCACGAAGCCCGTGCACTCGCCCGCGGCCCTCACCCGGTACCGGCTCTCGTACCCCAGGCACCGGTCCTCGGCCTCGGCCACGATCCGGCACGTGGTGTTCAGCATCCACTCCACCGCCTTCCGGCTCGAGCCGAAGACGTTCACGACCTCCGGGTCTCGGGGGTCGGACGGGTCCCGGGTCAGGATCACGGACGTGCCCCCGTCGTCGCGGGGCAGGGTGCGCAGAGTGACGATCATCGTCAAGTCTACCCGACCCGCCTCAGCCCGGCAAGAGCATTCCGGACAGGCTGGGGAGGACGGAGTACGAGTCCCCGGCCGCCGCGTTGTCCACGCGCAGGGTGAGGGTCGTGATCTGGCTCTCGCTCCCCAGCAGTACCAGGCCGTCGGGGAGGCACTCCCGGAACTGCTGCCCGGCCGTGCCCGCGTCCAGGCTCATCCCGGCCGAGAACTCGTACCGGCGCGTCTGGCCGGCGGTGGTCGTGTTGAAGGCCAGGCACACGCACGTGGCCCCGTTCGGGTACGTGATCGTGAGGCGCGGGCGGCGAGTGTTCACGGTCGCGCTGCAGGCGAGCTCGAACCCGAACCCGAGCAGGAGGAGGGACGGGAACGCGGGCAGGGCCCACGGGAAGCGCGTCGCGCCCGGGATCGCGGGGGCCCACTCGAGGGTCAGGTCCACGTTCGGCTGGCCGGACAGGGCCCCGCCCACCGTGTTGCGCTGGCGCGTGATCCAGGTGAAGTCGGCGACGGTCACGGCAGGAGCAGGTGCGTGCGCAGGGTGATGGGCCCGAGGACGTCCCCGGCCTGGAACCCGTTGATCGTGATGAGGAGCTGGCCCTCGCTCGTGCCCACGAGCCCGGGCAGGAGCATGAACCCGCGCGGGAGGGGCTCGCGGTACACGCTCGCGCCCGTGACCGTCGTGTCCAGGGCGTACCCGACCGCGCACTCCCACCGGCGCGAGAGGCCCGCGAGCTGCGTCCCGGACGACAGCCACTCCGTGAAGGCCCCGTTCGGTTGCGTGAGCTGCAGGCGGAGACGGCGCGTGCCGGCCACGGCGGACGTCACGATCGTGAGCCCGACCCCGTAGATCAGGTGCGTCGGGTACTCGGGCAGCGCCCAGGGCAGGCTCGAGCCCTCCAGGAGCGGGTCGGGCGAGTGCGGGATGAAGGCCGTGCCCCCGCCCGGGTTGAAGACCTCCGGGTCGTCGGTGAGGCCCACGGCCTCGTGCCCGCGCACGACCCAGTTGATGCCGATGGACATGCTACGGGAGGAACACGCGCCCGCGCACGGCCACGCGCACGATCGTGTCCCCGGTCTGCCGGTTGTCGAGCTGGAACTCGAGCCGGTGCCCGGGCAGGAGGATCAGGCCCTCGGCCCACGGCTCGAGGAGGAGGGTGCCCGGGCCCGTGAACGCGCGAGGGTCCGCGCCCGCGCGCTGGAACTCCACGCGCCGGGAGAGGGAGGCCGCGACGGTCGCGCTCGAGTGCCGGACCATCTCCGCGCCGCCGGCGTTCTGGAGGGACACGGACACGCGCCGGTTGGCCGTGACGCTCGAGGTAGTCACCTCCGCGAACGCGGCCACGATCTCGAGGACCTTCTCCGAGTCCTGGAAGGACGCGGGCAGGTCCAGGGGCCAGCGGAAGCCCACGGGCGCGGGAGGGACCGGGGGGGCCGTGTCGAAGGCCACGAAGTGCTGGCCCAGGAACTCGACCGCCCAGGTCATCGACGGCCGCGCTTGTACGTGACCTGCGTGGAGCGGGTGCCCGTGCCCAGGCGGCTCTCGCCCTGGGTGCCCCCGAGGACGGCTTCGCGCGTCTCGGGCCGGGTGAAGGTCACCATGCCGCGCCGTTCTCGCTCGCGAGCGCGCTCCTGGCGATGGGCGAGGATCTGGTCTTCGGACATGGAGACTCGGGTCTTGTTGGCCATGGGGCTACTTGCGCTTGCGGGGAGGGGGGACGTACCGCTGGGGCGAGCTCGAGCGGGACTGCTCGACCACGTGCTTGGCGGCGGGCTGCTTCGCGCCGTTCACGGGCGGGCAGGGGATGGACAGGGGGACGCGCTTCAGGTTCACCGGCGGGAGTTCCGATCGAGGGTCTCGCGCAGCTGGGTCAGCTCGCGCAGGACGCTCTCGTGCTGGGTGGTCATGAGGGATCGGAGGAGCTCGAGCTCGTTCCGGTGGATCAGGTCCGGGTGCTGGTGGTGCTGGGCCCAGAACCACACGCCCACGCCCGACACCAGGCCGGACGAGAGGGACAGGACGAGTTCGAGGGGCATCACGGGGTGGGGAGGAAGTGACCGTGCCCGCCCACGGCCACGGGCGTCTGGTGCCCGGGGGCCTGGAGCATGTTCCCGCTCCCGCTCCCCCCGAGGAACATCATCCGGACCAACTGCTGGTCCCACGCGTCGTGCTGGCGCAGGAGGGCCGTGAGGGGCCCGTCCTCGGCCCCGGCGGCCGCACCGCTCCCCACGCTCGGTGCGCCCATGGCCGCCATGAGCTCGCTCAGGGACGGCGCGCGCCCAAGGTGCGAGTACAGGATCCGGCAGAGTTCGAGGGGGTCCATGGGGTCAACCGGTCCTGCGGTGCAGGCGGTCGAAGAGGTCGGGGTTGTCGATGACGAGGTACACGATGGCCTTCTCGAGCTGACGCACGGTGCGCTCGGACAGGCGGTGATCGATCTGGTGCAGGGCCTCGTGCACCAGGGTGCTCAGGGCCCGCACTCCCTTCAGTCCCGGGTCCACCCGGATCGCGCGCTTCCCGCGCCTGGGCTTCCGGCTGTCCCCCAGGTAACCACCTGGGACCGGCCGGCGCAGGACGGGCACATTCACGGAGCGGGGCAGGCGGTCACGCTTCATGGTCCATCCCCTCCCGGGGTTCGTACAGGTTCGGGTTGATCTCCAGGTCCACGAACCCGTCCTCCCTCTCGATCAGGACCATGGTCCCGTCTGATATCCTGGCCAGGAGGAGTCGGACCAGCTTGGGCGCTAGGGTCCTCTCGGTCCCTGTATTGGATAGGTGGGAGGTGGGGGAGGTGGGGGAGGTGGGGGGACTGGGGTGGATCTCGGGGTTCTTCATGGGGAGATCCTACCCCGGGGGTCCTCTCGGGGGGTCCTTCCTCCCGGGATTCCCCCGAGGGGGCGGAGGGGGAATCGGGGGAGGCGGGGGGGCTTCGGCCCCGCTTGCTCTATAGGGCCGGCCGGAGAGGGTTACTACCGAGGAATGCGGGCGATACTGTCCTCCGCAGAGGACACCTCCCCGGTGGCCACTCGGTGCACCCTGGCGAAGGCCTGGCCCCACGCCGGGCCGTGGTCCGAGGAGTCCCCCAGGCCCCCGTCCCAGACCAGGACGTGGCCGAGTTCGTGCTCGAGCACCATCCACTTCCCGGCCGGGTCCAGGTCCGCCCGGATCAGGACCACGTAGACGTCGTCCGAGGGCCAGGATTGGCCCAGGAGGCCGCGCTCGGCCAGGTCTTCGGAGTCCTGGATCCAGACAGGCTTCGAGAGGCCCAGGGACTCCACGAGGTACGCGGCCTGGGACGCGATGACAGGGCCCGCGTCCAGGATCACGTCCCCGCGCGGGACGCTCGCGCACGCGGCCAGGGACAGGGCGAGGGCGACGAGGAGGAGCTTGAGGGTTTTCATGGGATTCGGGTGGCCCCGGGCAGGGGCGGACGGTACACTTGGAGCATGAGCGACTTCAGCAACGACGACTTCCACAAGGCCTTCCTGGTCCTCCTGGGCGGGGCCGTCACCCACCGGGGCGTGAACATGGCGGACGAGGGCGCGTACCGCGCCACGTGCGACAACATCGAGGGCCTCGCGAAGGCCGCGGCGAGGGTCATGGCCAAGTACCCCACGGGCGCCTCGCGCGCCCTGAAGGCGTCCACGACGAAGGACGGCGGCCTGTGAGCGCGGCCGCCATGTTGACGTACGGCCTCATCCTGGGGGCCGTGATCGCCCTGGTGTGGCTCGAGATAGTGCGCGCGCCCATGCTCGAGGAAGACCCCCTGGAGGGGACCATCGAGCTCTCGGAACGGACCGAGAGCGGGAAGCTCATCGACGCGGCCTACCGGCGCGCGGAGGAGACGGAGCTGTGACCGACCCCGTCCTCGGCCCGCGCGGCGTGCCCCTCATCGGGCAGACGAACTCGATCCCGATGGGCGTCCAGCTCACGGGCCTCGAGACCCCGAAGGGCATCGCCCTCGAGTCCCGCCGCGAGCGCTTCATCCTGGCCGCCCTCGCGGCCATCATGACGCGCGAGTCCTCTACGCTCGCGAGCGCCCCGATGCTCGGCCGTCTCGCGGTGAACGCGGCGGACGCTGCCCTTGCGGCGATGGACGCCCCGTCTGCCTCGACAGCCAACCCGGAGGGGATCCTCCCTTCGGGCGCAAAGGGTTAGCGGCGCACTCGTGGAAGCGACGAAACTCCTCCTCCAGTGCGCCTGCGTCGTGCTGCTGCTGGCGGCGAGCTGCGTCCTGGGACAGGGCGTCCTTCCACCAGGCGGCACCGATGGCCACGGTGTCCAGGCGGTCGTCCCGCTGCAGGGCCCCGCGGTCGCGCGTGATCCGGCTGAACTGGTACGCGAACCTGTAGGGGGTCTGCGACCCGTCCGGGAGGCCCGGGATCGGGCGCAGGTCCTCCATCAGGACCCGGTCGCTCACGACGAGCCGGTGCTGCTGCACGACGGGCTCGAGCGTGTCCAGGATCCGCTTCTCCTTCTGGATGTTGTGCTTGACGGGCTCGATCGCACAGTGGTGCCCGGTCCGGTGCAGGTGCGGCTCGAGCAGGCGCGCGAACATGCCGTCCCCGAAGTTGTCCTCGGGCACGACCTGCGCGACCTTGTACTGGGCGGCCAGGGCCGCGATCTGGCCCAGGACGGAGTCGCTGTACCCCTCCCCCAGCCAGGCCTTCAGCTCGAGCAGGAACAGGTACCCGTTCAGCTGCCCGAGGACGGCCGCGGCGGTCTCGTCCTTCCCGCGCCCGGCCGGGTCCACCACCAGGATCTTGCCCTGGTACGGGAGCCAGCGCTCGGACACGGACACGGGGGACCAGAACCGGTCCCCGCTGAACCCCAGGCACGGGATGTCCACGGGCACGCGGTTCCCGTACGCCAGGCGCTCGGGCGCGCACTCCGGGTCCAGGGGCATGACGATGAGGTCGCTCAGGCGCAGGGGGTACCTGTCCTGGTCGCTCATGCGCGGGTCCAGCATGAACTGGAGGTTGAAGCGGGAGCGACCGAGCTCGGCCTCGCGCACCAGGATCTCCTCGTACGGGAAGCGCGCGGGGTCCGTGGGCTGGCCGACGAGGGTCTCGTCCTCATCCAGGGCGGCGGCTATCGTCGGCGCCAGCGTGCCCCCGAGCGCAGCCGCGAGCGCCCTTTCAGGGTATCGGATCGGCCACACGCGGATCGCGTAGCCCTTGCCCTCGAGCGCTCGGTACAGGCTCTCCTCCGTCTGGTCGGTGCCTAGGAAGATGATCTTCCCGCCTGGGCTCAGGATCGAGGGGAACTCTTGAACGTGCGCCTGCAGCTTCTCGCGCTTGGTCTGCGTGTCCGAGTTGCTCTCGGTCTCCACGTCGTCCGCGATGATGACGTCCGCGCGGTTGCCCGTGAGCTGGCCCCCGATGCCCAGACTGGACATCGACGGCGCGTGGGCGAGGCGCGTCCCGGCCACGTCGAACGAGAGCTTGCTGTCCCGGAGGGCGTTCAGCCCGGGCCGGAGCTCTGCGACTAGGTCCCAGGTCTCGATCATCTGGCGCACGAAGGTCGTGAAGTCCGCCGCGCGCTTGGCGGAGCCGGACACGACCATGATCTTGGTGTCCGCGTCCATGGCCCAGCGCCACAGGCAGTACACCGAGCATATCCAGGACTTGCCCACGCCCCGGAATCCCTTCACGCCCACGCGGTCCGGCCCGCCCGCCATCCACTCGATGATCTGGTATTGGACCTCCGTGGGGCGCGGGAGGTTCGCGTGCTCCCACGCCAGGGCCAGGAAGTTGCGCGGGTCCTGTAGCCGGGGGTCCTCGACGAGGGGCCCGATCACTCGGCCGGGTACGGCAGGTTGCGCGTGACGGGCGGGGCCTTCGAGCGCGACTCGGGCCGGAGCTGGTCACCCAGGAACTTGCGCGCGGCCTCGAGCACGGCCGGGCTCGCGCCCCCGGCGTCGATCTGCTTCGCGAGCTCCCGGGCCACGCTCGCGCGCAGGAGGATGAGCGCGTCCCGCAGGACGTCGTCCGGGTGCGCCTCGCTCACGCCTGGACCCACACGGTGCAGTTGGCGCTGTTCGCGCTCACGTTCGCGCGCATCTCGACCGTGGCCGCGGGCAGGATGTAGACCCCGGACGCGGTGATGGTGGCCGCGAACGCGCCCGTGGTCGGGAGCTGCACGCCGAGCGCGCGCATGGTGGCGCTCGGGTCCATGCGCCCCTCGATCACCACGGTGCCCGTGCCTGAGAGTTCCACGTGCACGAGGGCCGTGCCCTTGGGCCCGAGCTGGAAGGTCCGTGAGGCCTGGGCGCCGGTGGCGGCCGCGGTGAGGGCGGCCATGAGTTGAACGTCGTGTCCTTGCGTCATGATGCGACTGAAGTGCTGATGTGGTGGAGGAAGACGGTGATGTCCATGCTGTACGTGCCCGCGCTGGCGACGGGCGAGGCCGCCCGGAACACGATCGGGAACGAGCTCGCGTTGGACAGGATGATCTCGTCCGCGAACACGTACCGCCACCCGACCTGCCCACCGGACGCGATCTTCACGCGCGAGGGCGGGTAGTCCACGTACACGACCTGGGAGCCGGTGTTCGAGTTGTCGGTGAGTCGGAAGGCCGCGTCCTGGGCGGCCGCCATGCGGATCAGGGCGTGCCACTTGATGCGCCACGTGCCCGCGGCCAGGACGATCCCGTTCGCGTCCGTGCCCCCGTCCGCGGCCCCGGAGTTGTTCAGCTCCGTGCGCACGGCCCACGGGGCGTTGAAGGACACGCGCCCGCTCGAGTTCTGGCTCCACGTGGCGAGGGACACGTTGATGTTCAGGTTGATCGCGTGGTTCGCCTGGCGGAAGGTGATAGTCGTGCCCTTCGCGCGCAGCGGCACCGTGGGGTGGTTCGCGAGGTCGATGTTGCGCCCGTCCGCGGTCGGGAAGCGCGCGTTCGAGTCGAGCTGCAGGGCGTTGTTCGCGGCCACGCCGGCTGTGAGTGGCGCCACCGTGCCCAGGCCCAGGTGCGTGCGGGACTGCGCGGGAGTGCGCTTCGCCCACGCCCCGCTCGCGACGAACAGGCCGTCGTCGTTGTCCGCGCCCGTCACGGCCGGGAGGCCCGTGGTGGCGGCGTCGATCGCGTCCAGCTGGGCCTTCGTGATGAGGTCGAACGGGTCCGAGCCCATGGCCAGGTTCTGGATCTTGAGGGTCTCGGCGTTCCAGTTCCCGTCCTCCCCGACCATCATCCCGTCCGCCCCCTCCAGGCCCTCGGTCACGTCCCGGGCCTCGCCCAGGATGTAGAGGGTCTGGCGGTAGTCCTGGTCAAGAAGATCCCCGGAAAGTCCCGCGGCGCCGGAAACCAGGTCCAGGAACTGAGTTACGCGATCGTCCTGGTCCCGGGGGGTGGTCCGGGACACTCGCACGACCGCGCCCGTGGGGGCCGTGTCAAGGGTCACCTGTTTCTTGGCGTCGTCCACCGTACCGGTCGTGGGGACGCCGTCCACGGTGAACGAGAGGTGCGCGGAGTCCAGGTACGGGAGGGCCTGGATGGGGTAGGGGCCCACGCCGCGCGCGGGGAACTCGAGGAAGGACTGAGCCATCAGGTCGAGGTCGAGACCTTGCGGAAGGTCATGAACAGGGAGTTGATCCGGATGTCCGAGCCGTCCTCGTTCGCGGCTCGCATGACCACGTCCCCGCCCGCGGCGAGCTTGAGCAGGAGGACGTTGCTCAGGGTGTTGTACTGCTTGTTGGCGCCAGCGGACTCCATGTCCACGAGGTCGTACGTGTTGTCGTACACGACCTGCCCGCCCCCGTCCACGTCGTCCGTGAGCTTCACGCGCAGGTCCTGGTCGTTCCCCGCGGCGGCGTTCTGGTTGTACGCGCGCAGGCCCCACTGGACCTCCCACGTGCCGGCCGACAGGGTGACCTTGGTTCCGCTCAGGACGATGTCGCTCGAGTTGTCCAGGGACGTGAGGGTGCCCAGGGCCAATCGGCTGCCCGCGCTCTCGCTCCAGGTGGCCGTGGCGTCCGTGGGCGGGGTCTGCTCGCTCGTGTTCCGGACCTGCCCGACCGTGCTCCGGTACCGCAGGTTCAGGGTCGCGTTGTTCTCGAGGTCGATATTCCGGCCGTCGTTCGCGGGGTACCGGGCGGACCCGTCGAACTGGGGCACCTGGTTCGCTCCCGTGCCCGCGTCCAGGAGGGCGGCGGACCCGAGGGCTAGGTGCGCGCGAGCCTGGGCGGGGGTGCGGATGGCCCACGCGCCCGCCACGACCCACAGGCTTTTGTCGTTGTCCGCCGCGGACACGGCCGGGAGGCCGCCGGCGGCGATCGTGGCCGCGTCCAGTTGGGACTTCGTGACCGCGTCCGTCGCGGCCGTTCCCGGCTCCACGTTCGTGATCTTCAGGGACAGGGCGTCCCACTGGCCCGTGATCTCGTTCAGGCCCAGGCACGTGGCGGCCGCGATGAAGTCGAGGGCCTCCTGCGCGATGTACAGGAGCTGCAGGGAGCTCGTGTCCAGGTCCGACTGGCGGAGGCCACTCAGGTCCTGGAAGTTCACCAGGCGCCCGGCCTCGGTCTTGGGGGTGGACCGAGTGACCTCGATCGTCTCCCCGCCCGCGAAGCTCACGCCCGTGATGGTGATGGACGTGCGCGCGGCGTTCACGGTGAACGCGGCCTCGATCCCGTCCACGGTCACGGACAGGTGCTCGCTCGAGAGGAAGCGCAGGGTCGTGAACGCGTAGGTCTCCTGCCCGAGGACCCCGGTGAACAGCTCAGTGGAGAACGCCATGTTACCGGGGGCTCAGGGCCTGGAGGAGTGCGGGACGGGTCTCGTTGCCGCGCAGGAGCTGGGCCTTGCGGTCCACGCGCTGGCGCTCGGCCGCGCCGAGCTCGGGGTACTCGCGCAGGAGCTGCCGGAAGGCGGCCGCGCGATAGTCGTCGATCACGCCCTGCACCATGCCGATGCGCGGGCTCGCGAGCTCGTCCGTGGACTTCCACGGGATCTTCTGGTAGGCCTTGCTCTCGAACATCCGCCCGAGGGCCTTGCGCAGGTCCCCGCGCGCGCCCAGCTTGACCTCCCCGTGCAGCTCGAGCCAGCGGTCGAAGGCGTTCTGGCCCTTCGCGTTCACGACCGTGGTCAGGTCCAGGCCCCCGCGCGTGCGCTTGGGCGGGGTGAACCCGTGCGCGAGCTTCGCGAGCTCCTTCCGGATCCCGTCGTCCGAGACCTCGCGGTACAGGATGGGCACGAACGCGTTCGCGACCGAGGACACGCCCGAGCCCAGGGACTGCGCGCGCCGCACGGGCTCGCCCAGGACGTTCCGCATGGGCGGGAGGTCGTCGCTCGCGCCCGGCCACCGCGCGCGCGCCGCGTCCAGGATGGAGCGCACGTCGCGCAGGTTCGGGTCCACGACGTCCTTGATGGCCGCGGCCTGGCCCGGCACGAAGCTCGCCCCGAGGGTGCGCGCCCACACGGGGAACCCGCGCTGAGGGTCGTGCATCATGTCGAAGAAGTTCGCGAGGCCGGACAGGTAGGTCTTGTTCGTGAAGTTGTTCGCCAGGGAGATGGCCAGGCCGTACGTCAGGTCCTCGGCCGTGCTCTGGTCCTCCGCGGCCGCGAACTTGATGTAGTTCGTGATGTCCGCGGCCGTGCCGATGATGGACGCGAACGGGTCCAGGCGCCCGTACGCCACGTACTCGTTCCCGATCCGGATGGAGTACGGCTGCCAGCCGGCCTCCTCCAGGAGCTGCCGGGTCTCCTTGTCGCTCGGTCCGCGCCCGGTGAGGAGGGGCATGCCGTCCTCGGCCTCCTGCGCGGCGAGCGTGAGGACCAGGGTCGTGGTCGAGATGCCGAGGGAGGCGCGCCCGATGGCGTCCGAGGACCGGCGCGCGTCCCCGGAGAGCATGTCCTGCACGAGGCGGTTCTTGGAGGACTCGAGGCCCTGCGCCAGGGCCGGGAACCGGCGCGCGGCGAACAGCTGGGCCGCGCCCACGATGGGGCCCACGCTCCGGTCGTACCCGGCCTTCGCGATGTTCACGGGCGTCTTCACGAAGGGCGTGATGAGGCGCAGGAGGGGGTGCTTCAGGACCAGCTCCTGGTAGTCGTACCCGATCGTGCCCTTCGCGAGCGGGGCCGAGAACGTGGCCTCCTGCGCGCGCTGCTGCGCGATCTGGGCCAGGGAGCTCAGGCGCGCGTGCGCCGGGGACTCGAGCTGCTTGCGCACGTACTCGCGCGCGTACTCGTCCACGGCCACCTTCGAGCGCAGGCCGCGGCTCGCGCCCTCCTCCACCCCGCGCGCGTACAGCTGGGCCGTGCCGTACGCCTGCCCGCGGTGGATGAGCTTGTCCATCTCGGCCGTCACGAACGCGGCCGCGCCCTCGCGCCCGATGGCCGGGTTCATGAGGGCCTCCTTCGTGAGCTGCGCGCGCGCGACGGCGCGGTAGTTCAGCTGCTGGAAGAACTGGTCCGTGGCCGTCAGGACCTTGCTCGGGTAGTTCACGAGGCGCCCGACCCAGGACAGGGCCTGGCCGTGAATGGTGTCCTTCCCTAGCTCCTGCGCGGTCTGCTCGATCGCGGACCGGTTCAGGTTCTGGACGTCCGAGAACACGGCCTTCGGGTCCAGGAGCTGACCCTCCCCGGACAGGGAGGCCTTCATGGCGCGCCAGGCCTCGCTCGCGCTCGAGGACAGGGCCTGGAGCTCGCGCACGCCGTCCGCCACCTGCGCCCCGTTCCCGAGGACGGCCCCGCCCGCGATGAGCTCGAGGGGCTTGTACACGGTCATGAGGGCGTTCGACATACCGTTCACGACGGCCGTGGTCGGGCGCCCGAGGAGGGCGTTGTACCAATACTCGTTCAGGATGCCCATGGCCCGGCGGCCGGAGAAGCCCTGGGCCAGGGCCACGCCCTTGGCCGCTCGGGCCAGGGGGTCCGCGGTGGATTCCCACAGGGTGCGGTACTTGTTCAGTATGTCGATGGCGCGCTTGCGCCCGCCCACCTCATGCAGGGCCTCGTCAATGGCCGAGCGGTCGAAGAGGTCCCCGAAGTAGCGCGTCGGGATGCGGTTCGCGCCCAGGCCGCGCCCTTGCTCGCTCCCGAGGGTCTTCACGCCCAGGACCATCTCGTTCAGCGTTCGGTGGCCGTCCAGGGCCTCCAGGATGTCCTTGTCCGTCCCGTTCGGGCTCCACGCCTTCTTCGCGGCCCGATAAACGTACTCGCCCTGGGCTTGCAGCGCGGTTTTGTACGCGCGAACGCGGTCGTTCAGGGCGGCCAGGGTCTGCACGTCGCGCTGCATGGACACCATGAGGCGGTGCGGGTTCCCCTCGCCGATCATGTCGGCCAGCTCCCGGAAGCTCGCGTCCTCCTGCTGGGACAGGGTTCGCCGGCTCGCGTCCGCGACACCCCGGAACGGCTCCATGAGCTGCTCCGTGGCGCGCAGGAGTTGCAAGCCGCCCTCGGGCCCCTGGTAGGCGGACAGGTTCAGGTCCGTCTGGAGCATTCCCTGAGCGAAGCGCTCGGCCGGGGACAGCTTGCGCGGGTTCACGCGAGGGTCCAGGGTGGTGTCCAGGAGCTCGCCCCCGCCGTGCTGCCGCCGGCGGGCCTCCGTGTACAGCTCCTGGGCCTTCTCGGGGCTCACTCCCATGGTCTGCAGGATCTCCTGCTGGACCGGCCCGCGCGGGGCCGCCAGGGCCTCCGGTTTCGGCTGGGAGACGACTTCGGCCTCGGCTTGGCCCGGGACCCCTCCGAGGGGCTTGCCCGCCTCCGCGGCCTCCGGGAGCGCCGGCGCGCCCAGGGCGCCCGGCTCGGGCGGCGGCGTGGCCTCCGCGCCCCGGCCCCAGGCCTTCTCGAGCTCGTCCGGGGGGACGGCCTTGTCCATGGCGGCCTCTACCGCATCCGAGCCCTCGCCCGCGGCGCGCGCGAGGCGCCCGGCCTTCAGGGCCTTCAGGGAGCCCACGACCCCGTCCACGAGCAGGCCCACGCCCACGCCCTCGAGCGCGTTCTTGAGCCGGCCCACGATCTCGGGGTCGTCCTCCTTCGCGGCCAGGAAACCGTTGATCGGGTTCGCGAGGCCGGGGAAGGACTGGATGAGGTTCGATAGGCGCTCCTCGTGCCCGTCGAACACGGCGAAGTCCGCCACGGCCCCCCGGAACGCGGCCTTGGCCACGCCGCTCAGGCGCCCCAGCTTGGAGGTCCACCCGAGCGGGATGAACCCGGCCCCGACGAAGCCCGCGCCGAAGTTCGTGATGCCCTCGATCAGGCCCCCGATCCGGGTCCGGGACTCCCCGAACACGCGCTCCTCGTAGTCCGGGAGGGCGTCGAAGGTGAGCGTGTCCGCGAGGCCGTACACGTCCTGCACCGCCCCCTCGAGCCCGCGCAGGGGCGCGGCCAGGTAGTCGCCCGCCGTTTCGAGAAAACCGAGACTGTCGGGGCTCGGAGATTCCGGCCCTTCCGGCGGGCGCGAGCCCGTGAGGATCGCGGGGCGCGCGGCGCGCAGGGCCTGCTGCTGCTGGCGCTTGAGCTCGTCGAAGGGCGTGAGGTTCAGGGGTTGGTCCTCTGGATGTTGTTCAGCTGGTGCCGCTCCCACTCGTTCACGAGCGCGTCGTCGTCCGGGTCGATCTGGAGCTTGCGGAGGAAGTCCGCGTACGCCGGGTCCTGGCGGAAGGCCTCCATGGCGGCCTCGGTCCGGAAGAAGGGCGTGGTGTACGGGTTCAGGGCCAGGCCCTCGAGCGGGACCTCGACCGGGCGGGTCATGGCCTCCAGTGCCGAGAGCTGCGCGCGCAGGCCGGCCGAGTCCATGCCCAGGCCGCTCATTCGCTGCAGGCGGTCCGCGTGCGCTTGGACCTCTGCCTTGGCCACGGGCTGGAGTGTGGCGTGCCCGGCCAGGACCTCCTGCGGGGACACCCCGATCACACTCAGGACGGAGGACGTGGCGGCGGGCGAGGGCTGGGAGCGCAGGATCGCGTGCGCGTACTCCTCCACGTCCGCGCGCCGCACGGGCGCGCCCAGGATCGGGTCCCGTCCCGACATCCAGGCCGCGGCGTAGTCGTAGAAGCTGTTCTTGGTCTCGGCCCACGTGCCGCCCTCGCGCCCCACGGGCTTCGCGAGCTCGGGCACCTGCGCGAACATCGCGCCCGTCATGGACTCGCGCGCGGCGGGCGTGGCGATCAGGGACGCCCAGGACTGGGCCCGGGTCAGGTCCGCGGTGAGCGCGCGCGCCTGGTCGATGGACTCCTCCGCGCCCTTCCCGGCCTGGAGCCCGACCTCCGTGGCCTTGGCCTCCGGGGACGGGAACAGCTCCTGGTGCACCTCGCGCTCCACGCGCCGGGCCTCGCTCCGGGCGCGCGCCTCGAACGTGGCCGGGGTGGACGCGGGGTCCGCGAGCATGGCGTCCAGGGCCACCGAGAACCGGTCGCGCATCTCGTCGTGCGCGGCCCGGCGCGCGGCCAGGCCCTCGGGCGTGGGCGCCTCCCCGCCGTCCAGGCGGTCGAACTCGGCGTCCAGGAGCTGCTGGGACTCCTTGTACGCGGGCGTGGTGAAGAAGGACTCCCGGTTCGCGACGGCCTGGTCCCGGGCCTCGCGGTACGTCTGGGCGTCCGCGGCCGTGATGGCCCCCTCCTGCAGGGCGCGCTCGATCACGTCCCCGGCGTCTTGGTACCGGGACAGCTTCTGGCGGATCTCGGTGACGGCCGCGTCGCCCTTGGTGCGGGTCGCGGTCTCGAACTTGCGGATGTCCGCCAGGTCCGCGCCCTCGCGCTCCGCGAGCCACGCGCGGTGCAGGTCCTCGCGGTTCGGCTCGCCCTCGGTGGTCTTCACGTAGGCGGAGAACTCGCGCTCGAGCCGGCGCTGCCGGTCGAGCACGTCCGCGTCGATCTTGGCCTGGATCTCGGGCGCGAAGCCCTTGGGGCGCGCGTCCCCGTACCGCTGGCGGACGGCGTTGTAGATGCCGTTCTCCTCCACGTACTGGGACACGGACCGGCGCTGCTCGAGCGTGGCCAGGGCCGTGCCGTAGTCCTTCCCGGTGAGGGAGTGCGTGGCCATGGCCGAGCGCGCGAGGGCCTCGGCCGCGTCCAGGCGCCCGTCCGCCAGGTAGGTGTTGAACTGGTCCAGGACGCCCGCGTCGCTCGTGCGCGCGGTGTCCACGTTGCGCGCGTACTCGCGCATGGCCTCCACCACGAACGGGGCCATGGGGTCGTCGCCCCCGAGGTACTCGGCCGCCAGCTTGTCCGCGGCCGCCTGCACGCTCAGGCCGTCCTCCTTCGCGCGCTGGAGGATGGGCACGTACTCGCCCTCCGCGTGCTGGACGGCCAGCTTGCGCTTCGCGTCCGTCCCCCGGAGCTCCTCCAGGTCCGCGTTCCGGGCCTGCTCGCGCACGCGCTGGGTTAGGGTCTGCAGGTGCAGGCCCACGGGCCCGCGGTCGTCCCCCAGGCGCACCCCGCCCACCACCAGGTCCTGCGCCGCGTGCACCGCGCGCACGGCCTCGTCCGCGTCCACCGCGCTCAGGCGCTGGATGGAGAGCTCGATGGCGTCCATGGTGAGCTCGCGCGGGTTCATGACGTTGTGCCCGCGCACCTCCTCCGTGAGGAAGTCCGTGATCGGCTGCAGGGTCTCGGTCGTGACCACCGCGTTCGCGCCCAGGATCTGGTCGAAGCGCCCGCCGATCTCGCGCGAGAGCATGTCCTGGTAGTCCTTCTCCTGCGCTGCCGCGCGCTTCTCGGCGGCCACCTTCCGGAACTCCGCGTCGGCGTTCGACTTGGTGGCCAGGGCCTCCTGCCCGCCGTACAGGCTCTGCACGGCCGGGGACTGGCTGACCTTCTCCCACTCCTCGGACATGATCGCGTCCAGGTCGGGCGTGCCCTTCACGTCCCCGGTGGCCGGGTCGCGCACGGTGGACACCTCGGCCATGCGCGCGTTCAGGCGATCCCGATATTGGTCCGCGAGCTGGCGCCCGGCCGCGCGGTGGTATCCCACCTGCCAGAACGGGTCCGCGGGGGCCACGATCTGGCCGTTCCGCTGCAGGAACGCGAACGCGTCCTTGGCCTTGAGCGCGCGCTCCTTCGCGTCCTTGATCTCCGCCAGGTTCTCCTCGACGTGCGCCACGAGGGCCGGGTTCTCGAGGGCCCATCGCTCGCCCGCCTGGATCTTCTTCTCCGCGTCCTTCCGCTCCGTCTCGGCCAGGTAGCTCGAGATGGTCTTGCTGATGGGCGCGAAGTCGTAAATCGGGAGGTCCGGCCTCGCGACCGTCACGTCCGCCCCGCCCACGGGCCCGGCCTGCGGCTGGGCCTGGATCAGGTCCTGGAGGGGCTGGACGGTCTGGCGGCGGCGGGCCATGGTTACTCTTCCGTGGGCGGGAGGGAGGCCTGGTAGGACTGGTGCGCGCTGTACCCGGCGCTCGCGGCACCCAGGCCCGCGGACAGGATCCCAAGGGGCGTGTCCAGGGGCCCGAGGACCTTCTGCGGCCCGGGGATGCGCCCGCGCGCGACGGCCTCGGCCTGGATGCGGTGCTCGGTGTCCGCGAGGTTGGACTGGACCACGCCCACGTTCGCGAGCTCCCCGCGCTCGAAGTCCGCGAGGAGGGTGTTCACGGAGTGCCCGCCCGTGCCGGACTCGATCGCGTTCAAGCGCGCGGACGCCGCGGCCGATCGGGCCTGGGCGGTCACGCGCTGGATCTCCTGCGCGGCCTTCGCTCGCTCCTGGAACGTGCGCTCCCGGAGCTGGGCGAAGTCCTCGATCGCGGCCTCCTTGCGCTGGCCGTACGCGATCTTCTCGTACTTGTTCTGGACCTTGGACGCCTGCTGCTGCTGGGCGGTGGAGGCCGCCACGGCCGCGATGGCCAGGCTGATGGAGACGGGCTCACACAAGTTCAAACCTCCAGAAGGGTAGCCGGCCGGGGCCGTAGTGCGGCAGGAGTTCGACTTCCTCGAACCCGAGCCAGGCGAGCCATCGGCGGTGTAGGGTGTTGCGGTCGTCAACGACGTTCCACAGGCGCGCGTACGGGCGCCGGATGGACTCGAGCTCCTCGCGCGAGCGGCGCGCGAACTCGAACCAGTGCGAGAGGATGGCGTCGCTCCCGAGGAGCCAGGGAGCGCCCTCGCCCGGCCCGAGCGGGACCACGCCGAAGACGGCGATGGCCTGCCCGCCGCACCGGATCGCGAGGCAGTCCGCGCTCGCGGCCAGGCCGTGCAGGAGGGCCTCCAGGGGCTCGCGCCCGCTCGCGGCCATGACCTCCGCCCGGTCCTCGTGACGCAAGTTCGGTGCGAGCTGGGCGCAGTCGCGCTCGTCCGCGTCCCCGACGTGCAGGCGCCTCACGCGAGGGACGTGCGCATGCGGTTGAGGACTTCCCAGCGCCCGGACTGGACGAAGCACGGGAACGGGGTGTCGTTCTTGATCTCGACCGTGAGCTCCGTGGACTGGCCCAGGATCGCGAAGTCCGCGTCCCCGGTGTACGTGCTCAGGACGCCCTCGAGCAGGAGGCCCGTGCCCAGGCCCGCGGCCGCGAACTCCTCGGAGCTCGCCGTGCGCAGGTCGGGGGTCACGGCCAGCTCCAGGAAGGCCGTGTTCGCCACGTACAGGTACAGGCGGTGCACGTCGATCGGGCGCCCGGTGAGGGCGATCGTGCCCCCGCGCGGGCTCGCGGACTGGATCACGGGCTCGGTCAGGCCCACCACCATGGTGAAGGCCTCGCCCGCGTACAGGTCCGTGTCGCTCAGGTCCCCGTGCACCTCCAGGGTCGTGCTCGAGGACCCCGTCACCGGCACGAGGAGGCCGGACTCCGCGTCCACGACCTGCATGGTCGCGTCCGGGTCCACGGTGTACGGGAGGGTGATGGTGGTCGTGTCCGTGCCCCCGTCATAGGTCACGGTGCATTGCGATTCGTCCGCGCGCCGGTCCAGGAGGACGAAGGGCGTGCCCGCGTCCGTGACCTCCGTGCCCACGAGGATAGACTCCAGGAACCAGCCCTCGTCGCGCTCGACCACTAGGCGCAGCTCCGTGTCCAGGAAGCACGCGCCCCGGATGAGGGTGTCGGGCGCGAAGGTCCACCGGTGCGGGGCGGACTGCAGCCGGTTCTCCTGGTCGTCGTAGAAGGTCTGGTGCATGAACAGGACGTTCCCGTCCGGCACGCGCGCGGCCGTCAGGCCGACCACGCTCGAGTGCGCGAGCTCGACAATGGCGCCCGCGATGTACCGCGGGGCCTGCACGGTGAGCTCGTCCACGCGGAACTGGATGTCGCCCTGCAGGAGCTGCGCGTCCAGGAGGCTCGAGAAGGACCGGTCGAAGCGCGCGAACAGGACCCCGCGCCCCGTGTCCACGGGCCGGGCCTGGGTGAGGGTCTCGAACGCGCGAACGGGCGCGAGCTGGGCGGACGCGGGCGTGAGGGTCGGGTCCCCGAGGAGCTCGAACTGGTGCCGGTCGCTGAAGAGGATCAGGCGGTCCGCGCTCGCGGCCGCGTTCTTGAAGGCCACCACGTCCCGGGTACCGGACGTGATGTCGATGGGGTCCGTGTCCACGACGTCCAGGACGGTTGTGCGCCAGAAGTTGAAGACCTCGCCCGCCTCGGACAGGATGACCGCGTCCGCGGCCAGGAAGCCCAGGCGCCCGCGGTACAGGAACAGGTCCTGGATCTTCTCCCCGATGAAGGAGGGCTCCGGGTTCGAGTCGTCGTCCCCGACGTCGCGCGTGTCCCAGGCCACCGCGCTCACGTCGAAGTAGATCGCGTTCGGGGTGCCCGTGATCGCGCCCGCGGCGTTGTCCTGCCGGCGCGTGAGCTGGAGGGGCATCGTCGCCTCGTCGAGGGACGTGAGGATCGCGCTCGCGGCCGCCTCGCTCCACTTGCCCTGCGCGAGCTGGCTGCCCGCGGGCGTGACCTCCGCGTCGAACCGCACGTAGTAGTCGTCCGCGCCGCGCTCGGGATCCCCCTCGACCTTCACGAGGGTCGTTTTCGTGGCCGTCACGGTCTGGAAGGCGATGAGGGGCAGGCTGGTGAACTTCTGGATGCTGTTCAGGAACCCGACCATGCCAGTGTCCCCGCGCGAGTCCGAGACTTCGACGCCCAGGACGTTGTTCCCACCCGTGCCCACGATCGCGATGACGGACCCGAGGCGCGTGGCCTGCAAGTTGGCGTCGGCGTCGATCAGGGCCCGAAGGCCCTCGGCGATGTCGTCGTCGGTCTGGAGGCCCGTGGTGCCGGCGGCGGCCGTCGTGAACACGAAGGTGTCCGTCCCGCCCGTGGACTGCTTCACGGTCACGGTGTAGTTGACGTCGAGCAGGCCGCCCTGGCGGACGAACACGTGCCCGACCGGAAGCTGCTCGTCCGAGACCTCGGCCCCCATCGCGGCCGTGACCTCCGTGTTCAGGATGAACGTGGAGTCGGCGACCGTGAGCGCGCGGAAGAGGTCCGGGCGCGCGTACACGTACTCGGGCTGGGTCTCCGTGCGCACGATCGGGCCCCCGACGGTCGGGATGAGGGCGCGCTGGAGGTCGTAGCACCGGCACCCGAACAGGAGCAGGCGCTTGTTCGCGGGCGTCGCGCCCGTCGTGTGGAACCGAATCTGGATCACGCGCGCCGTGCCCACGATCGGGAGGACCGCGCCCGAGAACGTGTCCGAGAAGTAGACCGTGCACCGGTACCAGCCGTCGCCCGCGTCCTCGACCGTGGCGTCGTACAGGCGACCGGGGACCTGCGTGTCCACCGTGCCCCCGCCCCCGTCCGGTACCCGGAACGCGGCGAATGTTATAACACCGTCCGCGCCCACAGCGAACCGCGCCCCATACGTGTCCGGGGCGGTCGTGACGAGCGTGAGCTCGAAGTCGCTGATGGCACTGGAACTCTTCTTGGCGTACACGGACAGGGCCGTGAGCTTCGAGAAGGTCCCGAAGGTCTGGTTGATGTCGGACACGGACGCGACCGCGCCGTTCCCGACCTCGGCCACGGTGTCCGCGGTCACGGTCACGAGGCTCTCGCGCCGGCCGAAGTCGAAGGGCCCGCGCCCGGCGACGTAAGACGTGACGCTGTTCGCGGCCGTGGAGAGCCAGTCGCCCGCGCCGATCACGAAGTCCTCGTCCTGGTCCACGACCCCGCTCGGGGTGCGCGGGTCCAGGTAGAGTAGCGGCGTGCCGCCCGTGGCCTTCCCGCGCCCGGCGTTCGTGGACGTGCCGTTCACCTTCACCGGGTACTCGTGCCCGTCCAGGGCCGAGAAGACGCGCACGCGCCGCTCGCCCAGGAGGACGGCGTACCGCTCGGTCGGGTCCCGGTTGATCCAGTGCACGTTCCGGACGGACTCGAGGCCGGTCAGGAGCTTGCCCAGGTGGCGCGAGCCGTGGCGCTTGGCCAGGCCGTTCACGACGTGCAGGATCGCGTTGTCACAGCTCTCGAGCTGCCCCGGCTGGCGGTTGGCCGCGGGCTGCTGGGAGACGCCCCCGAGCAGGTTCGGGACCGGGATCTCGAGGAGGGGCACTACAGGGTCTCGAGGCGGTCGATGGGGGACTGCCGGCGTCCGATCCACGTGCGGCTCAGGGCGTTCGCGTCGCTCGTGTCGAGTTCGTCCTTCGCCAGGACCTGGAGCGCGCGCGCCTCGTCGTCCATGCTGAACCGGTACAGGGCCGGGTCGCTGATGATGCGCGCTTGCACGTTCCGGCCGGCGCGGATCTGGGCGTAGTGGCGGAAGGAGTCCGGCGTGTCCTCGAAGTCCAGGAGGCGCACGAGGTCCACGCGCACGTCGCCGACGTCCGAGAAGTCGAACGGGTCCAGGTCGCGCGCCTGCTTGTTCTTGTCCCACAGGTACATGACGCCCGCGTCCGATCGCATGGTGAGGTCCACGCCCCACGTGCGCGCTCCGCCGCGCTTGGCGCCGTCGATGCGCGCGATGTCGTCCGTGAGGGGGATGCGGTCGTTCCCGTCCTTCGGCATGAGGACGGAGCGCTCACTGTTCCAGTGCCAGCCCTGGAGCTGGACCTGGCGGCTCACCTGGCGCAGCTCCTGCAGGGCGAAGCTACCATCCGGGGTGAGGTCCGCCGCGGCGAGGGAGTTGAGGGGGCGGCGCCCGAGCATCCGGAGGATGCCGTTCACGGCCTCGAGTTCAGTGAGTCTGCTCGCCATGGTGAGTTGAAAAGGGAGGCCCCCTCCGGAAGGGAGGGGCCGGAAGGGGCCTCGGGGGGACTAGGCGTCCGTGCCGTCCGAAATCTCGATGCACGACTCCGGGCGCAGGAAGCTGACACCGGCCAGCTTCTTCGCGACCATGAGGGTGCTCTGGTACTCGATCATGTACTCGGTCTCGAGCGACAGGCCCTGGGCCTGGATCGAGCCGACACCGGACTTGTGGAACGCGAGCGCCACGATCGACTCGTAGTGCCCGGCCGTGACCGCCACGCCGCCGTTGGTCGCGTTCGGGGCCGAAGCGCCCGAGTACACGTTCAAGCAGCCCGTGCGGTTCGCGGCCGACAGGTTCGTGAGGCCGGTCGTGTTGTCCGCACTCTTCAGCCGGTTGCTGATGTGGAGCTGGAACCCGGCCACGCGGAAGACGGTGCCGTCCGCGAAGTCGCCGTTCGAGCCCGCGACCCAGTCACGGTTCACCAGGTCCGTCTGCTGCGCCAGTGTGCTGTAGCACTCGGGCGTGATGATGACGTGGCGATCCTGCTGGGGCACGAACTTGGCGTCGAGCGCGCGCTTCAGCCGGAACAGCGTCGCCACAGCGGACGCGCCGTTCGAGTTGAAGTCCGCGTCCGACGTGCGAGTGCCCGCCCGGTCGTTGTCCGGCCCGGAGGCCGTGATCTGGGTGGCCGAGCGCGCGCCGTTGGCGAGCATCAGCAACCCACGGATGTCGAACTCCTCCGCGATGGCGCGGCCGAGTTCCACGGCGTGACCCGCGCGGACGTCGTACTGAGAACGAAGCTCGTCGAACTCCGCGATGGTCGCGACCGAGACGATCGGGCCGTCGAGGAACACTTCCTTCTCGTTGGACTTGATCTGGTTCGAGAACGCCGAGTCCTGGAGCAGGTTCGTGATGATGCCGGTGGCGCCGGGCAGGAGGCCCGCCGCGGCCGCTCGGCCGGTGATGAGGAACTGGGCCGACTTGGCGCCCTTCGGGGCCATGCGGCGTTCCATGAGGTTCGCCATGACGTTGTACTCGTCGAAGGCGTCGAGAACCTCGCCGGCGAAGACCTTGAGAAAGAGCGCAGATCCCGCAGTTTCGGTGGCGAAACTGTTGTTGGCGGAACCTGGGCGGGAGAGGATGGCATCGTCCGTCATGGGACGACCTCCTTGGATGCTCCGTGCTGTCGTGGTCGGTACTGAGCCGGCCCGAGTCGCCTAGAGCGTGGGGTTGCGGAAACAGGGTTCCGACCTCCACCTATCACCTTGCCTCGTCGCGCAGTTGTCCCCCGTGGGGGGCTGGGGAGTCGCGGGTCAGGGCTTCTGTCGTACCGGGGTGGACCCCCCGGCGGGGTGTAAGGTGCCAGGTAGTGCGCGTCCGCTTTTCACGGGACCGCGCGTCCCCCTGGCGGGGGCGCTATTCGACGTTCCCGACGCGCGTGACCTCGAAGAACGAGCCCTTCGCGATGGTGCCGGTGGCGCCGGCGGTCTGCCACGCCACGTGCAGCTCGAGGGCGCGCGCGGCCGTGACCGTGATGTACTGGACCGTGTGGAACGGGGCCGAGCTCGCGCTCAGGGTCACCGCCCCGCGCACGTTCTCGTACTCGACGTCGTTCGCCGCGGCCGCGGCCGTGGTGAGGGCCACGTGGAAGTCCGAGTCCGTGCCGGCCTCGACCAGGTGCAGGCCGATCTCGACGCGGTACACGCCCGGCTCCAGAAGGATGCGGTCGTTCGCGTCGTCGAGCGACACGTCGCCGCGCACCAGGAGCTCGGCCGCGGTCCACGAGCCCGCGCCGGGCTGCATGACCTTGGAGGTCTGGGCCGCGGACAGGGGGATCTTGGTGCCCACGACCGGGAAGGTGCCGCCGGCGGCAGCTACGGTCGGGGTGACGGCCGCGCTGAAGGCGTGGCGGAGGCGCGTGTGGTACACGCCCTCCTTGACGAAGGCTTGCGTTTGCTTGCCCATGGGATGCTACTGCTGAGGGGGTTGGGATTGAGGGGAGGAGTGCTGAACGCCCCATGCCTTCAGCGCGTCACCGGCGGCCGCGGCCACCTGGCCGCTGCCGATGTTCTTGAGGGCCGAGCCGTAGAGCTTGCGCTTGCGCCGGCTCCCGAGCGCGCCCACGACCTCGAGCGCGACCGCGCCCAGGCCGTACGGCAGGAGGCCCGCGAAGGGGCCCGCCTGGCGCTTCGCCACTTCGGACTCGAAGCGCTCCCACTCGGCCTCGACGGCGGCGTCGTCCTCGAGACCGGGCGTGGCCTCGGCCTCGACCTGCGCGGCCTGGAGGCGATCGAACTCGGAGCGCTCGGCCGGCGGGAGGGACTCCCGGTCGTACGCGCACCCGGCGAGGGGCAGGAGCAGGAGGAGGGCGGCGAGGGTCGTCTTCATTCTTCGGGGCCGCCCTCGTTCCGGGCGATGGATCGGGCCGCCCAGGAGGCGGCGTTGTCGATGGCGGTGAGGGCCTCGTCCCGCTCGTAACTGGGCGGGCAGGTCGAGACCACGTGCCGCGCCATGAGGCGCGCGGACTCGCGAACGCTCGCGATCCGGTTCTGCTGCTCGAGGTCCAGCATCGGGGCCCCGCTCACGCCAAAGCGGTGGTCCACCATGGCGCGCGCGACCGGGTCCGAGTAGTCGAGCATCGGGATCACTTAGAGCAGGCCCATCCGCTGGGACAGTGCCAGGCGCTCCGTGACCTGGTCCCGGTACGCGGGGTCTTCCTTGTACTTCGGGTCCTTGCGCGCTCGCGCCCAGTCCTCGTTCGACTGGAAGGGCACCAGGCCCCCCGCGTGCGCGCTCGGCTTGCGCCCGGCGATCACGCGCGGCGCGCGCCCGTTCTCTTGCTCGTACCGCGCGGCCAGGCCGTCCAGGGCCATCTGGGCCAGGGACTGGTCGCCCGAGTACACGGCCCGGTTGAACGTGGCCCGGTCCTCCGCGGACAGGCGGTTCTTGGCCCACTCCGTGAGCTCGGACACGGCCTCGGGCCCGCCCAGGCGCTTCGTGGCCAGCTCGTGCACGCGCTCGTTCTGGGCGGAGAGGTACCGGATCTGGTTGTCGATGTACGTGTCGGGCAGGCCCGTGCGCTGCGTGAAGTCCGCGCGCGCCTGGGCCGAGACCTCGCCCGTGGTGGCCCACTCCTGCGTGAGGCGCTGCACGAGGTCCGCGTTCCCCTGGGCCGGGGCGGGCGCGGGGGAGGCGGCGTCCGGTTGGGGAACGCCCTCCGCACTCGCCGGCTGGACCGGCGTCGTGGCCGGGGTCGCCGGAGCTTGGCGGAGGGCGCCCATGCGCTGCTCGAGCGCGGAGTACGCCTGCGCCATGTCCTCCGGGCTCTTGAACTTCTCGGGGAGCCACGCCGGGCGCTGCTCGGCCGCGGGAGCGGGCTCGTTCGACTCCACCACCACCCGCTGCGGGCCGGACCCGGCCCCGGGCACGTCCTGGCGCGTGGGGAACCCGGACCGGCTGCCCGGGACCTGGACCTCGCGCGCGGGGTGCGTGGGCGCCAGGGGCGCGGGGGCGGTGGGGGCGGCCTGCGAGGACGGGACGGACACTTTCTCGGTCATGTGCTACTTGGGAGGGGTTGCGGAGGGGCCGGCGGGCGCGCCGCCCTGCCCCGGGGCCAGGCCCATGCGCTCTGCGACGCCGGGCCCGATCTGCTTGATGATCTCCGGCCCGAACTGCTGGGCCACGGCCATCTGCCGCTGCTGCTGCGCGGCCGCATCGACCTCTGCCTGCGTGCGCAGGAGCTTGGTCGTGTCCACGCCCGCGCTCACGAAGATGGCCCCGATGAGCTCGCGCACCTGGACGTACGTGTTCAGGTCCGGCGCGGCCAGGGCGGCCTGCGCGGCCTGCATGGCCACGTTGATCTTGGCCAGCTCCTGCCCGCGCCCGAGGGCCTCCACGCCCGTGACGATGGCCGCGCGCACCGCGCGCTCCGGCAGGCGCTGGATCTTGCCCTGGCGCGCGAGGCGCGTCCGGATCTGCTCCACGAGGGGGAGCTGGAGTTCCTGGGAGAGGACGGAGAACACGCCCCCGAGCGTGGCCTCGAGCTCCTGGGCCACGAACCGGATCTCCTCGGCCGTGACCCGCTCGGCCTGTCGCTGGACGGCCGTGTTCAGGAGGAAGGCCGCGCGCAGGCGGTCCGTGGTCGCGCCCATGACCGAGAACGCGACCTGCAGGTCCCCGTTCTTCCCGATCTGGGGGTAGCTCACGTCGGTCGGCCGACCGACCACGAAGGACCCGTTCGGGGCCCGGTTCAGGTCGTCCGCGGTGGCCGCGCCCGCGGGGTCCACCATGCCCACGCACCGGCTCGCGATGGCCGCGGCCTCGACCACGGCCTTGGTCAGGGCCTCGAGCGTGACGAGGTCCCCGAGGACCTCCTCCACCATGCCCCGGCCGTAGTCCTCGCCGTCGATCGTGCCGTACCGGAGCACGAGGAACGGGGCCAGGGTCTCCTTGTACAGGCCCTTCACGCCCGGCACCTGCTTGCCCGCGATCTCCTGGTGCAGGCGGTACCGCTTGGCCTCCGGGTCCCACTCCATGCACGTGAACAGCTCGACCGTGTCCCGCGCGCGCCCGGCCTGGCGGTAGTCCCCGCCGGCGGAGGCCTTGGCCAGGAGGAGGGGGTCGTGCCCCGCGCCCTCGCCGGCGGGGCCCACGAGCTCCGCGAGCTCGGGCGGGAGGGCGTCCCGGTCCAGGCACTCGCGGACGATCAGGCACTCCAGGAACCCCATCGGGTCCCGGCGGGCCACGTACTGGTCCAGGGGCACCATGCGGCTCGAGCCGTCAGGCTGCAGGTGCAGGACGCCGTTCCCGGCCACCAGGAGGTGCTTCAGGAGTTCGAACAGGCGCACGCGCAGGGCCATGGTCTCGAACTCGGCCGCGACCACCTTCTCCATGCGGCTCAGGCCCTCCTCCACGTCCTGCTGGGCCTTGGGCCCGGCCGCGCGCACGGCCTCCGGGTCCGTGGGCATGAACCGGAAGAAGGGCTGCGTGGGCGGGAACAGGGAGAGCAGGAGCTTGCTCGCCAGGTTCGTGACCCCCTGCGCGCCCAACCCCTGGTAGGGAGTGACGGTCTGCGACTCGGGCGTGTGCCCGAGCGGGGGCACCAGGGTCGGGAGGGTGACCCGGGCCGCGTCGCGTGCTCGGCGAAGGAAGGGCTCGCGGTCCGGCGCCCACTCGGAGTACGCCGCGGCCGCGTCGCGCACGCGCTAGAGGCCCACCCTCGGCGCCGGCGGGAGGCCCGTCGGGTTCAGGGGGATGCGCAGGCCCTCCAGGTCACTCGGGGCCCGGCGCTTCTTCTTGCCGCCGGCGGGCTCGACCACGGTGGCGGTCGGGGCGGGCGGGGGAGGCGGGGCGAGCGGGGGCGGGGGCTTGACCGAGGGGGTGGAGAAGCACACGGCTAGGTGGCGGACGCCTGCGCGGCGCCCTTGGGGGGTTTGGCCTGCTGGCGCTGCAGGTGCGCGCGCAGGAACTGGACGACCTCGAGCTTCCCGGCGTGCCGGTGCAGGTCCGCGGAGACCGCGTGCGGGTCCGTGGTCAGGATCTGGCTCGGGAAGGCGTTCGGGTACACGGCCTCCAGGTACTCCACGAGCTCGGCCGGGATGGGGGGCGGGCCGCCGGAGAGGTCTTTGGAGGGGGGCATGGTGTAGGTTCCCACCTATGTAGGGGGATGAAAGACCGGGCGCTTCATTCGCGCGAGGCGCCGCGTCAGGTCCTCCCGGCGTCGTCGGTCCTCGTCGCTCATCGCCTGCCCGCGCCCGCGCTTGGGCTCGCCCAGGATGGCCTCGGCCTGCTCGCGCTTCTCGAGGAGGTGGGGGAGCAGGAGCTCGAGGCACGCGCGCGCCCGGTCCCCGGATACGCACCACTCGAAAGCCGGGCGGCACCGGGGCCCCACGTCCTTGTTGCACACGGACCCGCCGAACCAGTCGCAGAGCATGAGCAGGGTCGGGAGGTGGCAATTCGCGATGCGAACCAGGGGCGTGCCCCCGCGGAACGTGAGCGAGCTTTCACCGTCCGCAAAGCCCGCGGCCCACCCGATGACCGCGGGGGAGGTGGGGGGGCTGGGGACCTCCACGGCGTAGAACGTGCGCTTCTTGCCCTTCCTCACGAGGACCCGATCCCCGAGTCCACCACGCGCACCCAGTCCCATCGCCCCTCGCGCCACAGGCCCCCGTCCGGGGCCATGGCGAACACGCGCAGGTTCACGACCTCGGCCGCGTGCCGCTCGAGGAGGGCGCCCGCGGACCCCTCCCACCCGGGCAGGAGCACGATCCCGTCGCACGCCAGGAGGGCGAACAGGTCCCGTGACATGGTGCTGGGCATATCCTGGAGCGCGACCTCGGGCCCGCCGATGGACTCGTCCAGCTCGGCCGGGGACACGATCTCGTGCCCGCGCGAGCGCAGGAGGGTCGCAGCTGCCCGGAACGCGGGGAAGTTGTACTCGGGGATGCCGCGCATGGGACCGGCGAGGTAGAGCTTCATGAGCGGTCCGCCTCGATTTCCTTCTGGAGGAGGGCGAGCGCGCGCCAGGCCACCTTCGCCGAGTGCCGGACGCCGTCCGTGTCCAGGGTCCCGTGCTGCAGGAGGTGCCGCGCGAGGGCGTCCGCCTCGTCCGTGGACTTGGTCCGGTCCCAGTGCATGGGCTGGCCGGGGTTGTGCTGGTCGTTCCCGATCCGGGAGAGCTCGGCCACGGCCAGGAGGGCGTCCGGGAAGTAGGCGAGGCACCCGGAGAAGAGGGGACGGCCCTTGCGCAGGGCGGCCATGGCCTTGCCGTCTAAGGCCTTGGCGATCTGGGCGCCGATGTCGATGGAGTTCATTTCGTGGGGGTCCATAGGGTCACAGCTTTCGTCTCGCGGTTGAAGAATCCCTGGCGCAGGATGAACGCCAGGCGGGCTTGCAGGAGGGCGTCGTCCTCGGCGAGGCCGGCCTTCTCGTACGCCTTCAGGACCCCGTGCTCCCACAGGTGCTCGCGCGCGACCGGCCCCAGGATCCTGCCGGCCTTCACGGGCCCGCACCCGGGCAGTCCGGGGTACCCGTCCACGCGGTCACCGGTCAGGGTCTGCAGGAGATGCAGGAACTCGCCGGCCTCCGGCGTGATCTCCTCCATCGTGTCCTTGTCCGGGTTGTAGATCCGGCCCGGGATCTGCTTCAGGTCCTTGTCGATCGTGACGATCACCCCGTCCTTGATCTTGGGGCTGGTGGCGAGGAGGCCGAGGACGTCGTCGCCCTCGAGGCGGGGCTCGCGCACGGTCTTGCACTTGGCCACGATCCGGGCCTCGAACTCCAGGAACCCGGCGGGCTTGAAGGCCGCGCGGTGGGCCTTGTAACTGGGGGAGAGTTCCTTGCGGAAGTTCCCGGTTCGATCGCCTAGGGCGATAATGACTCGCTTCGCGCCGAGGGACTTCCGGAGCTTCGAGAGCTCCTCTCGGAACCAGGCCTCCGCGTGCTTCTGGTTCATGGTCAGGGTGGACTCGTCCCCGAACGTGACGGAGGTCGTGGCCACGGACACGGCCCTGTGCAAGAGAATGTCACCGTCCAACAGAATCGTCGTCATTTCGCTGACCAGTCCTCTCCGATGACCACCTTCGCGTCCAAGGGCACGCGCAGCTTGTACTTCACCCCGGCGCCCACGATGGCCACCTTCAAGGATACCGCACACTCCTCCGCGGAGCCAGCGGGAACGTCCAGAACCAGCTCGTCGTGCACGAACGCGACCATGTACGCCGTCGCCGGCGCGCAGTCCACGATCGCGCGCTTCATGAGGATCGCGCCCCCGCCCTGCACGAGGGTGTTCAGGGCCGCGTGCTTGGACCGGACCCACGCCCGGCGACCGTCCAGAAGGCGGATCCAGCCGCGGCTGGCGGCGTCCGACTGGACCGCGGCGATCAGCTTCCCGAGGCCCGGCAGGCCCTTCAGGATCGCGTCCCGCACGCGCTTGCCCACGGCCGGGCTCTTGCCCAGGATCGAGCCCACCTTCGCGTCCTGGGCCCCGTACAGGATCCCGTAGAACACGCGCTTCGCGTCCACGCGCGCGGGCTCCCACCCGAGCAGGTCCTTCACGAGCTCCTGGTTCCGCTTGTGCACGTCCCCCTCGAGCAGGAGGCGCCCGAGCTCGCCCCCGTCGAAGCGTGCGGCGAAATGCCCCATGACCCGCGCCTCCAGGCCGGACGCGTCCCCGATCACGAGGCGGTTGCCCGGGCTCGCGACCCAGCACCGGCGCAGGGCCGGGCGCGTGTCCACGTTCCCGAGGTTCGGCTTCGAGTGCGTGCACCGGGAGGTGACCGCGGCGTTGTGCGCCATGTACCCGTGCACGCGCCCGTCCGCCTTCACGACCTTGAGCCACGCCTGGTCCCCCTCGGCCACGGTGCCCAGGGTCTTCTGGGTCTTGATGCGTTCGGCCAGAAGCTTCGCCTCCGGGTACGCGAGGGCCCCGATCACGGCCTCGTCCACCTTCGGCTCCCCGGTGGGTGTGAACTCCTTCGGTTTCCACCCGTGCTTCTCGGCCAGGGCGCGCGCGATGTGGGCACGGCTGTTCGGGTTGAAGGTCACGATGCGGGTCTTCGCGATCTTCTTCTTGGGGGTCACGTAGTGGTCCGTGAAGTCCGGGAAGGCCGCGCGGTGCACGGCTCGGGAAAGGGTATGGGCCAATGTAACGATTCTGCAACTAACGCCGAGACCAACCGGCCGACGTACGGCGTCGAGCGACTCGCCGTCGTGGGC